TCCCTGACTTTACTGGTTTGGGCTGCGGGTTTATCCGCAGCCCCTTCCTTTCCGCCACCAAGCCACGCCAGGAACAGCGCCCCGATGTGAGGATGATTTCCGATATGTTGTGTATGCGTAAACAGATCATCCATGTCCAAGTGCCAGTCTATATAATCATCTAAATAGCCGGGGAAATTAGCCGCCAACAGTGCCATAACATACTTCCAGTTTATTTTTTCTTCACCGTCGGCGGCAGCACGTTTTTTCCTGCGTACTCCATCATCTGCTTCTGGACCTGTACATCTTGACTGATCAGGTATTGAATCAGAAACAGCGCCGTGATAATGTCAGAGATGCCATCTTCAATTTCATCCTGCGTAATGTCCGGATAATTTCGAAGCAGTGCAAGGTGGGTTAGTTCAATGACGTTACCCAACACTTCGCCATTAATGCTGCCGAAATTAGCGCCGTTTTGAAGTTCGTCCGCGACATCTTGGATCCGCTGAATTTTTTCGGCGGCATCGTGATTCCGGTAGGCGCCAACCCCCAGCGGAGGTAAAATATATTTCTTGCCGGCCAAGTCGATTTCTACACCCTTAAATTTAATGTTTGCTTCCATGATTATCGCTCCCTTATTTTTTAAATTCTTTTGGCATTGTCTGTTTGAGTACGGTATCAAAGTTTATCTGGGGAAGGCCTTGGCTGTTGAGACTCTGCTTTATAACCGCCAAAGCCTCTTGGAACGCTACTGTAAACGGTTTATTAATCACTGTCTATCGCTCTCCTTTCTTTCGTCATATACAAGTAATCTTAATTGGAAAATGAAGGAACATATCACCTCTTGACGAAGGTTGTTATCGAAAGGAGGTGATATCGTGAGCGACAAAGATTTCGATTATCAAAAATTACTGCAATTATTAGATAGTAAATTTCCGCCACCAATTTCAGAAATTAATGATCAACAAATATCACTCCCTGGCGACCAGTCAAAACTACTATTTTTTTTGCAAAATCGAACTAAATCGATGATTGCCGAAGCCATTCAGGAATACCATCGTCAGATATCAGGTCAATAATTTCCATTCCGTTCTTCAGGTCATATCCAGTTACGGGATGTCCTTCAGGTACTGCACGTATGATTATCTTTGGCCGGGCTGCTTCCGTCAGTTCGGCTACTGCTTTCTCAAGAATGGCAATACGTTGTTCAATGTTCATCTTTTTCACCCCCCCAGTCAAGAAAGAGCCGTCAGGCTCTCTTTTTTTACTAATGCCAATAAAAAAGCACCCTCCCGGGTACATTGGTGGCTTATATCTTGCCTTTAATCTCAGCATCTGCCTGCTCGATTGCCGTTTTATAGACCTTAACAGTAATGTCCGTCCATTCCTGCTTGGTCGGGGGATCACCGCGCCGCGCCCGCTCCATTGCCACTGCTACAAAATATTTTTTACCTGCCAGTATCGCCTGTTTTTCCAAGTCAGCAACACTCTTTTTGAAAAATATCATCCTTTTACTCTCCCTTCTTTATCACTGTAACATCGGCATACTTTTCAAATCCTCTAAGGAACAGTTGCTATGTTCCATGGCTTCGACCGCTGTGATCGTTTTAGGGTATTCCATTATTTTCCCCGTAGGCATCACCGCCACCAGTCTATAGGCATCCTGTCCGACCCGCCGAAATTGGCATCTTAGCGGATTATCATGGAAGTACGTCGATAACCACGCGTCAAAAAACAGTTCGCATACTGGCGATAGCTCCGGGGAAGTCGCCAATACCCTGTATAGTCCGAACTCGGCCAAAACATCTTCAGTAACCGACGCCAGTACCGCAGCCATCGTAGTCCCGAAAAAAGCTAATAACTCATCATCGGTCAACCCGTGCCAACTGGCAGCCGCCACGATAAATTCGCCTTGCTGTCGCCGGGTTTCCTCATCGCAGGATTGAAGTATTTCTTTTATAGAGCAAAGCAAAATCAATTTTTTGTTATCCGTTTCAATACCAAACCGCTCTCGTAGAATCTTAAGAGCTTCCATTTCCGTCAAATTGGCTTCCGACATTTCTTTTCTCCTCTCGATATAAAAATTCTTCGCGTGTACGAAATTTTAAAAATTTCACGGAGGGGTAAGCCACCCAAAACGCCCCCCCGGGGGTCTGGAATTAAGGTGACGGGGGTGGGGTATGCTTCTTCCGCTTATGTCATATCAACTCTTCTCCTTTGTGTATTCCATGAGAAGTTTATCCATTACCGGTCGCGATACCTCGCACAACTCCGACAGCTTCGACTTCGTGATCTTCCGGCTTATGTACTGCTGATACAGTGCATCGAAGTTAGTTGGCAGTTTCTTTGCTTTGCGACCTTTATATTTACCTTCAGCCACAGCCAGTGCTATTCCTTCGCGCTGACGTTCCAGCATGCACTCCCTTTCGAATGTGGAGATAGCGCCAATCATAGTTAGCATGAGCTTCCCTGTGGGCGTAGACGTGTCTAGACCTTCCTTTAGACTGATTACCTTTATACCCTTACTGTTCATAGTGTCGACCAGGTTAAGCAGGTCCTGCGTGTTCCTGGCGAGCCTAGAGAACGATTCAATATAAACAGTGTCGCCCGACCTAGCGTATTGGATCATTGCCTGTAGTTCTGGCCGGTTGATATCCTTGCCGCTTAACTTATCCGTAAAGATCCTGCTGATGTTATACTGCTTTAGTGCTTCGAGTTGCCGACCCTCGTTCTGCTCAACAGTTGAAACTCGAACGTACGCCAATCTTTCACCCATGATGTAAAACCTCCTTTATCTGCTAAAGAAATTGTACATCAATTTTACCGTTTTGTCAATTTGAAATCTAAGATGTTGTATACTATTAGTAAATAAATATTAAAATATATTTCTAATTGACAAAAATCGGTGTGTTTTTGTTGTTAATTTAGAGCGTGGGCTATCTTTACAACCTCCCTCAAGTATCGCGGCCGCTTCTTGTGTACGCGTCTGGTTTTTCCCGTCTTGCCATCAGTCAAGAACATTCTGCCTTTACTGTCCGTGTTCATATAGTGAGGTGTTATGCCGCGCTCTTCCAGAAACTCTTCCATCATACCCTTGCCACCGTTCAGCCTTCGCATATCACTAAGGGCTGACAGATAGTCCACCATAAAGTCCGTGATGTCATAATTACAATAATCCCACAGTATATCAAAGACTTTATCGCTGATTGGCTTGTCCATGCCATGACGCCGGAGCTCGTTCATAGTGTAAAAGTAATCTTTGCTCTGGTATCGTTCGCCGTTATAGGTCTTCCGAACAGGAAACATCTGCATCAATTCTGCCGGCGATAGACGCCCGATCATCGCATTAATATCTTGAATTAACTCTAGCCGCCAGAATACATCCCCATAGTTTTTTTTGTCATACCGACTGTGATTGCAATATTTAACGCCATAATAGATGAGCTTGCTTCTTAGGTCCTTATCGCCAGGTTTCAGTTCCCACGCATCCAGTGTCCTAACAAGCGCCACGCGGTATAGTTCGCTATAATCCGGCTTCTGTTTTGGATTGCCACCATGCAATACTTGAAGCATTGTTTTCCCTCCGTTTTCTCCCTATCGTGCGTCTGTATTCTTTGCCAGCAGTTCATTAATCCGCTGTTGCCTCTGCTCTGGCGTCAAACCAACAAGGACATTTACCTCTACTGAGTTATTCCGCAACGATCCATTTAACTTAGCCATTAATTCAACACAATTTCGGGCCTCCCGAATCGCGCCGATTGCCGCCAAATACGTCCCAGATGCTTCAGCCTGCTTCAAGATGGACAAGGCCCTATCTTGCAAATATTGAACATGCCCAAGCAAGCCGTCTGCCCGGGTTACTTCGACGGCATCCTTGGCCTTCACCATCGCCTCGGAAACATGATCTTTGTGTCGGAACACAGCAGAAGGGCTTAATCCAAATTGCTCCGCTATGCTTCGATGTGCTATTCCCGCCAATAGCTGCCGGTCAATTTCTTCGCAATCGGCATGCAAACAAACTGTACATGTCATGGTCATTTTTCATCACCTCACTTTCAAACATCGATCGTCTGCTCATTAATCTTCTTCATTCTTTCTAGTTCCGCCTGAATCTCTTCCATGCTCATTTTTGCCACATCAAATTGTAAAGGCCCACCATTGGGGCCAGTGATCTCCTTCCTATCTATAAAAATTCCAAGATACTTGCCAAGTAGCTGAAGCGCTGCCGTAGCGCCTTTACTATCAAACGCAAATTCACCGGTAGGATGGCCGAACTTATCATAGACAGGCTCGGCTTGTAGGCATCGAGCAACCACATCCTTAAGGTTGACAAGCACGTATTCTTGCGATACAGCAGCCTTTGCGGCTATCACTGCCTGTCTTTCCTCTATCACGCGAGCAATCCTAACATTCCCCAACAGTCGAGGCCCTTGAACGTCTGCATCCTTCGGCGAGTACCCTGCGCGAATTGCTGCCTGGGTTGCGTTCGGGCTGATCATATATTCATCTATGAACTTTTGCTGTCGCGGGGTTAATACAGGGGTTATTTCTTTGGGTTCCATCAAGCCATCGTCTCCTTTCGATCCATGTATTTAGTCATACCATCTCGGAATAGTTCCCTTATCCTCCAGCTTTTTAATAAGACTCCCGGCAATCTCCATCACATAAGCAGACTGCAGCATTGAGACTACCGGCTGAATATATCGCAGAAATTCAATCAAGTTGATAAAACCGCCATCGATAAGAATATAATGACATTCAAACACATCCGTGAGAATGGCGATATATTTCATTTTGTCGGTACAGTGTTGGTAAGTTTCGAGCGTCATTTCCTCTGACAAATTTGCAACTTCGGTGTTCGAAATAGCACTATAGCCCTGCCGGCTTAACCAGTCTTTTGCATCCTCGTTTTCTTCCCATGCCGCCAAATCTGTATACTCGGCTAACTTGCCATTCTTGAATTGATAATTCATTGTGATTGACTCCTTTCTTTATTACCGTAATACTGAACAGGTATTTGATCATAATTGAACATTGTTTCTAAGCTACCTGTAAGTCCGCAAACCCTCGCCACCACTAACTTACCGGTATGTCTGAACAGGATGAACAGGTACTTCCTCTAACACACACCCCAATATTCTTTTTTTTATATTGGAGAGTTCCTAAAACATAAAGAGGGGTGTGTATTATATAATTTTGTTCATTCTGTTCATTTATATAAAAAAGATAGATAAATAAAGGGTTGGCAGGTTTCTTCAACCTGTTCAATTTCTGTTCAATACCTGTTCAAGCTGTTCATTATCCTGTTCAATTGTGAGCGCCGCCCTATAAAGAGAAATCACTCGCTTGTTTTTCGAGTGAATCCACTTTACATTCGTAAAGCTTTCCTTTGGGTTTTTGACGTATATCTTGCCGTCGTTGTGCAGTTGCCGCCATAACGTCTGAGCTGTTACCGGAAATCGAGATTCTTGTTTTTTGTAGTAATCCACCACGACCGCAAATGTCTTGCCTGGACTAAGGTAGAAAAAGTCGCTGTCTTCCCACCCTACGGAATCATCAGCCATGTAATCACTGTCACCGTATAAATTGCCATTGAGCCTAATAGCACCAGTCCCGAGCATTTCCTGCAGTGCGGTAATGAATTTATTAACTGGTGTTTCTTCGCTGATCTGCTGAGCCTGGCGTCTTGCCACACTGACAAGTGTTTCCCATGCTTCCTTTATGATCGCGGTCCGCTGACTCTCCGTTATTGCGTCAATCGTTTTGAAATATTGAAGCAGCTTATTGATACCAACAAAAAGCCATGCTGTTACCTCGGGCAGCCGGGCGAATGAACAATCTTTCCCGGCCTCACCACGAAACTGGAGGAATGCTTGCTGTAATTTATTGGGTAGCTCGTCCATCTGCGGCGCCAGGAACTGGAGGTATCCGTGCATCATGCTTGTGAGTTTATCTGTGTTGAGCTGCAGGTCTGTCAAGACCGCATCTTGCACCTCGCCGCGCCTAACCTCTAAGTTTAGAAAACGCGCTGTCCCTGACTGACCGATATCAAGTTGATCCTCTCCTGTCACTAGTGCCAATCCTCGGGGGACGTAAGCTTGCTGCACCGTCTTTGCGTCGTTAGATAGCCGGGAGCGGGCGGCTCGATCGCCATAGGTCCGGGCTAGGGCCTGGGCCATCGCCCTCATGCGTGCGGCATCAATAACGCTCGTCGTTGGATGATAGTCGTCAATGCAAAAAATGGAATCCTTGCATGCAAACCCTTTTCGCTCAATCGCGTTGATCGTGTCCTTAAAATTCCCCGGTAGTGTTGTGCTTGTGAATTTGCCAAAGAAGCTAAGAAAAACAGCTGCCAGGCTGGATTTTTTAGTCATTGTCTGCCCCACTAAAAAAGATAAAAAGGCAGGTTCATGTCCGGCCTTTCGTAGCGGCTCGCAAAGGGGGGCAAGTCCGATTTGTGCGAGCAGAGGGATGGTGATTCGCCGCGGCGCAACGTCTAAAGCTTTGAGCGCGAATTTAGCATTTTCGACCGATGAATCATTATTAGTCACGATGGTGTAACCGGAAAGCCCGTCTCGTCCGACATCCACCAAAACGGAATCACTGCCAACGCACCCGCCGGCGTGTAGGTATACCCACTTGCCATTAATCCGGCGCCAACCCAAATGAGCGAATACAGTTTCTGTCCGCAAGTTTTTAGCGACAGACTGGATTGCCTCGCGGAGCTTATCTTTCTTCATTGCTCCTGCTGCAATTGTTGCCCGCAGACCCCACTCTGTCGTAATCCACGTTAAGCCATTAAATTTTTCGGCTGGGATCGCTATGGTAGGCAGTGGGGTTCGACCATTTAACAGTCCCCGAAACTCAAATTCTTTGAATGTTTCCTGCCCATTGTCCCGTGTTATTTCTTTGGTCGGTTCGACTAGGAAATTAGATAGCAACTCGTCGTTATCGTCTTTCCTGAAATAAAGCCACCCATATTCAACCTTGTATCGTTTATTGGAATAAAGATTTTTCCACTCAGGCGGAGTGTGGTCGTCCTTAGAACCTTCAGGGACCGGCTGATACCGGCCGACGCTTTTTGCTATTTTTTTAATGTCAGCATCGGCCAAAGGCGGCCTGCAGCGTTTTTCATTTATGGGCTGGAGGGCGCCGACTATTTCTTCAGCATTAAGGCCTTGTCGCCGAAATGAGCCGGCTATCCTGGTAAGGGTTGAGTCTCGGGCACCCTCAGGAATTGGGGCATCTTCTGATAATGCCGGTTTACTGGAGGTTTCTGCATTTGGGTTATTGATTAAGGCCAGTAGCCAATCTGGCATATTAGCCAAAGGCATATCGTCCGGATGGCTTGACAACTCCCACTCATACCTCCTGCCGTTTGGGTGCAAGCTAGGAGGCGCCACCACCTGCCCGCCATCGGCTTTAATATCCAGCCCTGGCGCAATACTTCCGTTTTTGTCGCTGATTTTTTGACCCCCAGGGTAGTTGAAATAGATATGCCGTCCACCGCTACCGGTTAACACTTCAACTGTAGCGGGCAGTGGTCCGTAATCCATTATCAGGCCCTCTAAGGATTCGTCACCGCCATTCTTGGGGTCGATGTCCAATACTACAATGCCGCTGACTTTACCGGTCTTAATCCCTACGTTGGCGCTCGACCATCGCGTAAACCACTTTTGAATTTTTTCGGCATTTACAGTAGCCATGTTCGGCCAATCCCGGATCATTGGCTGTTTGCCAGGAGTGGTACACCACGCGGCGCGAAACGATGGCCAAGTCAGTGGAATTACATGGAATCCTTTTTCAGCTAATTCTAGGGCTGCTTTTAAATTTTGCTCTGCCATTTACACCATCTCCCGCACGGCATACACCTCGCCACATCCAACGCAATATCTTTTATCTTTACCATCGTTTTGGTATAATTAAGTAACAAGATTTTTCACCACGCTTCCGCCGCCCTCCCCGGGCGGTTTTTCTTTTTTGGTTGATCCGGCAAATATCGGTTTTTATTATACACCTGATCGGTTTTCACCCAGAAACTCGTCAACAGCGCCCGAGGGAATTATCCACCTTCTCCCGGCTCTGACACTGCGCAGTTTACCACTGGTTAGGAGACACATGACCGTATTTCTCGAGAGATGTAAAACCCTCATAACATCAGAAACGTCATAAACTTTTCTAGCGGTTTCAATCATTTTATGCACCTCTTTTCACGTTATTTTTTTTTAATGGCTTCCAGAATATGAGCTTTTTTCTGGGGACAATACAAGGCGCAGCCACTCCGCCACCACGTCATTACTCCATCTCCCTGTCGCGTTGCCGCAGTCTATCTTTTCGACTTAAGTAAAATAAAGAAACGCCTAGAAAGTTAGGCATTTTCACTGTTTAGAAATTCATCAATAGCAGTAGCCGGAATCAGCCATCGACGGCCAGCCCTGACGCTTCTTAGTTTGCCGGTTTTTAGCAAATCGGTTGTGGTATTCCGGCACAGATTTAAAATAAGCATGACGTCCTTTATCCCATAAACCTTCTTAATAGCTTCACTCATTGCATCTCATCTCTCCTTTTTATGATTTCGGGTAAAGCACATAAAAAAACGCCCTAGCTAGGACGATAATTGGGGATTATTCTATTTTTCTTTAAACTGATGCCTCCTTTCGGGCATGAAAAAACCGCCATTTATTGGCGGCTCAGTTTGTTTTTTGGGCCTGTTCAGTGGCTATTCTTTCAAGAAATGTTGATATGCCGTTCTCCCTTGTAATGCGATAGAATGCGTTATCATATGTCCTTCCAGCCGTCACACTAATAGTACGTTCATCGCTTGCACGGCCGCCCATCTGCACACATTCAAAATGATTCCATAGCCAGTAGTCCGAGTAGTGTTCATTAATCCAATTGGCGGCCATTACTTGCTTCTCGACATTATCACAACACATTTCCTCGGCATGTTTTATGATATCCCCAACTAACTTCGGGCCTGTCCTTAATAACCTTGATTTTCCAAATTGAATCGACGTCCAGAACCGCCGAACTGTTGTCGGCGCGGGATAGATTGTAGCTTTTCCAATCTGCAAGATGCCGGAAGGAACTGCACCCGATTTTATGTAACGAGAGAGGGTCATTGGGTTTTGCGTAACAGTGCCATTAGACAACATAAAAATTTCATGTAATAGATCGGATTGCGTGATATATCCTGAAGGAACAAGACCCCTAAGCGCTTCTCGTTGGCGAACTGTTTTTTGTATTTTTCTGTATGTATCTTCACGAAAAGTCTCGTCTTTATAATCAAGTGGACGCGATAATACCCGGAACGGGACATCGCACTTGTCTTGGCGCGATCGGCTAACACTAATCAAGGCTTACTCACCCCATATCTGTTAAAATTCATAACTTCCCAATTATAATATACCACCCATTAACACGAAACGTCAAGCTAAAAACATGATTATTTTTAATAATTGCCGCTTTTTAAAGACTTTCTATTTCTATTTATGCTAATCAAAAAAAAGACCAACCACTCCGGTCGGGGCTATCTTCCTTCTAGATCGGTTTTGAGCATGAACACGAAAACCCAATCTATCCAATAAGCCGCCGGTCATTAAAAAAGACCCGGTCATCGACCAGGCCACCATCCAATTGGCACATTTTCTGAAGAGATATAAATATAAATCCAGACTGCAGTATAAGCATAAGCAAGCAGCGTTGCCACCTTCTGAGACAAGAGCCTAGTTTTACCTACGTTCTCCCTGACCCCGTTTATTCCATCAATGATTAAGTATAGGATTATGCCAAAGCCCAGGCCGCCAGGTCCAAATACATCATACATAATCTCTAAAAAGTCCATACCTACCACCTTCATTAATTCTGTTTTGTAGTTATATATTCATCTTCCAATACAGCAATGCTAAAAATAGAAAGACCCAGCCCACTCAGGCCAGGTCTCTCATTCTTAAATCATGTCTCATGGCTAGTATATTTATTTATATGAGTCGCTTTACCGTCATGCCGTTTCTTAAATATGGCCTCTCTCGACGTATCTACCGGTTGAATTTTGCCACCATAATTCTTTTTTAGCACTTCTTCAATCTCTTCAGGTGATAACCTATACTGTTTTATTCCATTCTTATCCATAGAATACTCTCTCCTTGTCGCTTTGGGTGGTTATGGTATTCTATGTAGGCTGAGGCAATCCTGCCATTACATAAAAGTATAGACCCAGCCAAAGGCCAGGTCCACCTTAAACAAGCGTATTTCTATGTTTTGAGCCTAACACAACGATGCCAAACGCGGCATAAGTTATACTAGATCCCCTTTCATCGGCGGTAATCGCCACATTTCTTTTATCCCCTTGTAGTGGGTAAATACCCAGAAAAGCCGGGGGGCTGCCATGCCCTTTCCCGGCTTTTTCTGTTCAAGGCTGCCCCAGTGGGTTAATACCACACTGATAACCTAGCAAAAAATAAGACCAAAACCGGGGGACATGTCCACCCCAGGAAAAAACCTAGCTCTGTCGAATACCACTTATGCCAGATAACAAGGAGGTCCGAATACCATGAAAACGCAATGCACTAAATGCTCTAAAGTGCTAACTACCAAGCAGGGAAAAGCAACGGTTGTCTGTGATGTCTGTGGCGCTTCCATTGAGTTGACCAGTCAGCTACCACAAGGCATTAAAAGGGCTAACTCTGATCTTAAAAACATGATAGACACGACTTTCAAAGACTTCCTATAAAGGCAGGAATCCCTGGGAGTAAACGAATAACTTATCATTATATGCTTGCCAACTCGGGGGATATTAAAAAGGGCTAGGTAGTCCTGACAACCCAGCCAAACAGAAGGACCCGGCCCCTCGGGCCAGGTCCTATCGCATATATATGTATCTTTATCTGAGTCTTCCTCAGGTTTCCCTGGTCATCGCCGGTTCAGTCTTTTTGTTTATTGGGCGCGCTAATGCTGATCGCTGTTTAACTGTATTCAACGCATTGGCTCCAGCTATTTCTTGACTGGCTCAATAGCCGGAAAATTAATGGAGATTGTAGTTCCCGTTGAACCGGTATCCACTTCTATGCTGGCGTTGTGACGTTCGGCGATACGATAGCAAATCGGGAGGCCTAACCCAGTCC